TTATTATTCTCTCTGCTTTCTTTTTATAATACATTAATACACCAATTGGTATGCCTATAAGAACACAAATTGTTGTAGCCACAATAATTATGCTTAATGTTCTCATAGTATCGTCCCACATGCCTAGTAAACCTATGCATATAAAACTTAATACAGAACCTATTACTAATTTATAATTTCTAGCTACACGCCATATCAATATAGCAACTATAACTAAAAACATATACCATGGAATTATTAGTAAAAGTTTTTCTAGGTATATTAGAAACCAGTGAATTGGAGAGAGAACATCTGTAAGAGTCTCTCCCCAACTACTCGCAAAATTACGAAATGCATTGTCGATTGCTTTCTTTAGACTAACAATAGTCTGTTTGTCTAACTGAGGAAAGTTCGACACATTTAGTCCTTACCTAGTTTAAGGTTGCCCAGATGTTTTCTGCGGCTTTTGAAGATACCCAACTTTCCCATACTTCTGGATAAAGTTTCATAAACTCAATAGCCATTTCTTCTGCCGATGCTTGATTTTCAGTTCCAAACACTAGCATAGTTTCTGTTACACCTTCTGGCATCTTTCTTTTAGCAAGATAACCTAATACACCGGTTGTAAGATTATCAGCTACTACAACTGTTCCTGTTTCAGCAATAGGCATTGCAGTTGCCAATGGATCTGAACATGTATCTGCAGGTTGGGCGATACAGTTTTGCCAGTTATCATCACCAGCATATGGGGTATCCCATTCAAGTTTAACAATACCTAAAGAACCTACTAATGCAGTTGGTGACCAATAGTAACCAAACAATGCTTGTTCTTTAGCAACTGCACCTTGCCATGCAGAATCCATTCCTGCTCCTGAACCTGGATCTAATAATTTCCAACCTTTTGCTTCCATATCAAATGCAGTAAACAAATTGATATGTTGATTTTGACAAGACCAACCACCTGGACAAATCATCATTGCACCTTTTGATGGATCTTCTGGATGTGGAAATAAATCTGGTCTAGCTAGAACGGCTTCAAAACTTGTTAGTTCTGGATTTGCTTCCAAAATATAATTTGGAATATAAAAACCTTCACCAGCACCAGCGATAATGTCTTGAGTAACTAATCCTAATGTACCCGACTCGATTGCAGAATTAGCCTCTGCACCTAATAGATTTACCCATGCCTCGCTAAAAATATCTGGAGAACTGTTAGATAACATACTATTAATTGTTACTTCTGTTCCTCCAGGAATGATTTCTACGTCATGACCATATCCATTTTTAATAATATAAGCATCAATGTTTGCTAACATCGATCCTGATTGCCAATTTAATTCAGCAATTTTTACTTTGTCCGCATATGAGGTCATAGGTAATGACAACATAATAACAGATAATAGACCTAAGATATACTTTTTCATTTATCCTCTTCCTTTTGTTGATTTCGTATTTTGTCTTTTTCAATACTGAGTTTATCTTTTAGACTCATCATATATGCCGCACCTGCTAATACTAATATAGCACCAGCCTCTGCAACAAGTACTAACGGATCCGCTTCCTTACTATGTAACACAATAAGTCTGCACAATGCCGTTATTGCAATTATTATAGGTAATGTAACAGGTATTCTATTACTTGCGTAAAAGGCTCCTACCATACCAATAATTTCTGCATAAATGAATAGCAGAAATAAATCCGCTAGTTCAATTTTCATTTCTATCATTAACATTTGATAGACATCCAAACCAGCGGCAACCATTGTTAAAGTTCCTATTAATCCTAGCAGAACTTTTTCACTGGCAGTTGTT